GGTTTCTTACCACAAGAACAGGGTAAAGAAAGTTTGAAACAATTAGTAAAATATTCCTTGCCAAACAACTAGAGTTTGTGTTATAATATACCCATATTATGCGGAGTTAGTATAATGATTACGTTAGGTGTCCAACCTAAAGATGGGGGTTCAAGTCCTCTGCTCCGCTCCAAACATTTTTCCCCCCACTTCGGTGGGGTTTTTTTTGGGTGCCATCCTTGGCTATCTTACTCTATTCCCCTTCTGGTGCTGTTGCATCTGTGCCAGTCTTTTCCGCAACATCTTTAATCAAATTTGATGTCACATCTAACACACCGGCAGTTACACCAAAGACATCTGAACCAACACCTTTAATAACACCACCAGTACCATCGATAGTTGCATCGACAGTTGAACAAGCAGACAGAACTAATGCGAATGCAATTGCAATAAAACGCATAATACTCTCCTGTTTCTAGATTGCTGGATAACCAGATTCCGACTAACGCTTACCCGTATAGGGCATCCCCCGTTGTTACTTTGTCCAGTTCGTGAACATAGGTATTTATACGTATAGTAAAATCTCTTATCCAGTAATTCCGGCTGTGGTTTCCTATCCACTCATGTGCAGTACGTACCACTTGATACGCAGAACATCTTCCTTATATCTATTTATACGCATAAAAAAAGGGACTCCGAAGAGTCCCTCTAAAATGTGGTGAGTTAACCTCACTCTTATTTTTATACTTCTTATGTGAGGATGTTGTCCACACGGAAGATGCGGTAGTACTGGTTGCTTTTCGCAGCAGCAAGACCATTGCTAGTAGGTGTAGAACCAACATATGGGTTAGAAGCCATGCCGTAGCGAGTCTTGAAACCGATTTTTGGTTGGAACGTATCTTCACCAACAGCCTTAACCATCTGTAAAGGAACATATGGGCAGTAGAATACACCACTGTCGTATGCGTTTTGACCTTTATAGCCTACAGTACAGTAGTCAGTCTGGGCATATGGATCGATGTACACTTTGATGCGACCGTTAAGTACACCAGCGAAAGTGTTACCAGTGTCATCAACCTGAAGGTTGTTAGACATAGCAGGACTGTAGTCCAAAGTACCAGCAGCAGCAAGTGCAGTAGCAACATCTGAAGAACAGATAAGTACGTTACCTTTACCACGGCGAGTTTCTTTAGCAATCACGTTACATTCGCGATCGATCTGAACAGTCAGACCTTTGAACTTCTCAGCAGACCAACGACCGTCAGCATCTGAAGACAGATCGAAGACACCGCTCTTAGTAACGTTAGCTTGCAACGCACCAGTTTTAGCTTGACTGTTGATAGTACGAATTACTTCGCGGTTGATTTCAGCAAGGATCTCAGTTGACAAGATGTTCGCCAACTCAGTTTCTGCGTCTAGACCGTGGATTGCTTTAAGGTCTTGAGCAAGTTCCAAAGAGTACTCAGCTTTCAACGCACGAGATACAGCAGTAACACTTTGCTTCTCGATGGTGAAACCCATTTCTTTGAAAGTAGAACCACCGGAAGAACCAAGTGCTTCAGCAGAACCAGTAGGCATACCAGTTGCGCCAAGAGCAAGAAGACGGTTGTCGTCTAAAGAACCATCTGGAGTAGCAGAATCAGAGATTCCAGCGAAACCAGAAACGTTGTCACTGTCGTGAGTACCAGCAGAGTCGCCAGAGAACTGAGTCTCAGCTTCACCGAAGAGTGCTTCACGTGAACCAGTTGCACCAGAACCATATCGTGCCTTCATGGCAAAGATAAGACCAGTGGGGCCGTTCATAGGTTGTACACCACATACATCGTATGCGATAAGGTTAGGCATCGCACGGCGAACCAAAGAGATCAAGATAGGATCCCAAGTTCCGATTGAACCAGTGTTAGCACCAGCAGGTGCAGCTTCGGTCATGAATCCCATCTCAGCAGAACGTGACTCGGCCATTGCGCGTTCTTGGTTTTCCAAGATTGCAGCAGTTACCGCTTTACGGTGGTGATCAGTGATTGCGCCAGCAGAACCTTCGTTCAGTACTGGAGACCATTTTTCGATAAGAGTATCGTAAGATTGTTGCATTTTAATAATCCTTACTTAATAGTTTTTTTGATAGCGTTAACGTATGCGTCCATTGAACTTGAGATCTCTACGGTTTGATCCGCGTCTTCTACAATCTGTTCAACTTCTGCGTTATCAACAGGTTCTTTAGCGAAGTGTGACTCGATTACGATACCTACTTTAGACGCGAATGTTTCTTCGTCAAAGTCGATTCCTTCGATAAGTCCTTTTAACTTCTCTACTTGGGTGTCAGCAAGACCACGAGATGCTTCAGCGATGATTGCATCACGCTTCAATACTTCGAGTTCTTCGCTTAACTTAATTGCGTCACCAGTAGTTGAGTTAAGTTTTTCTTCCAACTCAGTTACTTGTTCTGCAAGTTCGTCAACTAGGTCAACTTTTGCTTCAGGGACATCGATGTAAGATTCTACGAATAGATCTTTCATTTTACCCATGAATGATTCAGCGATTTCAGTACGGAGACCGTTCTGTACCGCAACCTTGTTTTCTTCCATCCAAGATTCAACAACGTAATTCATGTAAGAATCTACTTTCTCAACAAGATCAGCTTTAACAGCAGATACTTCTTCAGACAGTTCTTCTTTGTACTGCTCTTCTAAACGATCAACTTCTTCGCTTAACTTAGAACGGACAGCAGCTTCAAAAATTACAGCAGTCTTCTCTTTAAACTCTTCTGAAAGAGTGGCTTCAGATTCTACCAACGCATCCAACTCTGAAGTTGTATCGATAGATTCTGCAACAGACTCTGCCACCTTACCTTTGCCGAACATAGTGTCGTATGCAGCTTGCAGTTCACCTTTCTTCATTTTAGAAGCGGTGACATACATTGCATTCAACAGACCGGCTTTGGTCTTAGGTGCGGGTGCCTGATTTGTTGCGCCAGCAGCTTTATCGACAGATGCGAGAGATTCTGGTTCCGTTACCGGAGTATCATCTTTGGCTTCTACGACTTCTGCTTGTGCTTCTTCGAGAGTTTCCTCCACAATGTCGTTAATTTCTTCATCGTGAAGTTCAACTTCGACTTTACTTTCTTCAGTCATAATTGACTCCTTACATATTAGATTTGATTAACGAGAGGAAATTCTTAAACTCCCGAATCTGCACTTCGGATTGAAATGCTTTCGGTGCGGTTTTAATTTCTGTCTCCATATCTTCAATAATCTGGGGTTCCAAAATGCCGTTATTCCAGACCCAATCCACACCTTCCATAATTCCATTGACAAAAGCGTCAGGTGCTGAGGGGTCTTGTACGATATCTACCGTACTAAGAATAAAGTCGTCTTTGACATACATTGCGCCATTTCTTTGTTCCAGACTTCCCATTCCACGAGTTGACACACCCAATTGTACACCACCATCAAGGAGACCTTTAACAATCTTACCCATTGGAGTATCCAATATTTGTGCCTTTCCTACCACATCATTACCTTCGAAACGAAGATCAGTGATGAGGTGAGAAACTTTATCCAAGTTAACCGTAGGGCCTTCAGGGTGATTCAATTCACCTACCGCACGTTTCTTGCTAACTTGGGTTTCAACGTATGCATTTACTGCCTTCTCCATAATTGGTTTAGGGTAAATACGTCCGTTTCTATTCTTTGATTCTGTTTGAATGAAGATTCCTTCAATGACGTAATTCTTCTCGCCATTTTCTTTCTTCTCTACGATACACTCAAGATCGTTTTCTTTAAATTCGCTAATTAACTTCATTAGAGTTTACCACCTAGTGCTTTGACAGTTGAGACTAAAGTCTTCATTGCTTCCGACTGCGTCTTGAATACATCTAACTTGTCACCGTCTATATACACGCAGTAACCTTTTGGTTCTTTTACAATAACTACCGGAACCTTTACAGACCCTTTAGTCTTCGCAGAGTACACGGTTTCACCCTTATACTTCTTTGCTTCGCGGATCTGTTTAAATGTTTTCACTATAAGTTTTTCCCTGTTTGTACATTTATTTATACAAAAAAAGTTTTTTAGATCGAATTATTATTAAGAAAGTTCGTCTTCTTCTTCTTCTTCGACTTCGTCTTCTTCCGACTCATCTTCATCTTCGAGGTCTAATTCTAACTCTTCTATCTCTTCTTCTTCTGGTGCATCATTAAAGATAGTATCGGCTACCGCAACCTTCTCGGCATCCATAGCATCTTGCATCTTACTACCCAACATATCGTTGAATAGATCTCCAGCATTATTAAAGTTAGATGCCTGAATCGCATCGACAAACTGATTTAGGTTCAGTTCCATTTGCGTAGGTTCTTGTACTTCAGTTGTTTCTGTATCACTCATGATTTTCTCCAATTAAAATTCGTCTTCATTTCCGGTCTCTGCATTAGATTCAATTGCGATCTGTTTCAAGATAGTCTCAACTTCATCTTCTTGCATTTGTAACACGTTCTTCCATACCCACTCTTTAGAGAAGTACTCACCAACATACTGAGATACTTGATCCATAGTCTGGAGACGTTCTCTAAGTACTTCTGCTTCCTTCAGTTCGGTGAAGTGGTTGTCACGTATATAGTCAACCGTGATATCATTCTTCCACTCTTCCCAATCCAACTCAGTGATAATACCTTTAAGTATTAACTGTTTACGAAGGATATTTAGGAACAACGTTGCGAAGCGTTTTCGCAGACGATCAATAAACTTCTGGAACTTAACTTCGTCTCTGTTGATCTCTGTTGAACGACCTAAAGAGAACTGAGCCTCTTGTTCTAAACGCGACAGAGGAACATTCAAAGATCTATATAGTCGTTTCTGAAAGTATACAATATCATCGATCTGTCCAAGATTCTCACCGCCAGGCAGTGTAGAGATCTCGGTACCACGACCACCTTCTTTACGTGGTAACCAGAAGTCTTCCAACATAGACATATGTTTACGGTCATCTTTCAATTGACCCGTGTTCGCATCGTATACCAACTTGTTACGGTATCGAGCCATGATGTCTTTCATGTGTTTCTCTGCCTTCTGTGGAGGCAAGTTACCCACATCTATGTAAAAGATTCTACGTTCAGGCGCACGTGCGAGACGGTAGATTACCAATGAATCTTCCATCATACGCAATTGGTTAATTGGTTTGATTGCCTTGTGTAGGAATGATACTACACGTTTTCTAGAAGGATCCAACAGACCAGACGTAACATAGGATACTGAATCCGGACTTAACTTAACACCAGACTGCGTACCAGATTTCTCTTGATAGATGTAAAACTCTTCGGTCTTCTCTACAATCTTTGCGTTAGTGGATGGGTCTTTCTTATACTTTACCTCACGAACCTTACGTACCTTTGCAGCATCGATGGGACGGATCTCTTGGATACCAGCCTTCATATTAGATTCGTTTACCACCAAGTGGTGATACAAACGACCATCTACATACCACGAACGGAACATGTCGTGACCTAACTCATTGAAGTTCAACATCGCGCAGATGCCGTCAAACTCTTCAATGATGTTCTTCTTAATCTTATCGGATGCTTTTACCTTATCGAGATCCAGACCAACCGGAGATTCCATTTCTGAACCAGAGATAGACTCGTTGATAATATCTTCGATAGCAGCATCGACTTCAGGATGTTGTGCAACACCCCTATACTTTTGAATTTGTTGTGTGTTGTCCTTAGAGTCCGCACCGTCCATATCAATATATGCACCGAAGTGTGAACCACTGGCAGTAACGTACCCAGCACCATCGGGATCAGCCGTTGGTACAATAGAAGGTAGTTTTTCTTTGTCCTTTTCTTTGGTCGCTCTCTTTATTTCAAAACCAAAGAGTTTTAGACCGTTATTGTCTTCTGCCATTTAAAACCTCAAAACTGAATAGTAAAATGGAAGAGGAGACAATTCCCCCCTTCCATTCATTACTTATACTAGAATTAACTAGTAGTATTTGATTCCCAATATTGGATAGCAAATTCTACAGTGAACTCTTCGATCGTATCATTAGTCTCGTAAGACAATGCGATCTCCGACACATTAGTCGGGAAACAACCACGGAAGTTGTATGTTTTCAATACATCTCCATTGCGGTCTAATTGATCAACTGACAGATCAGCTTCGTAATCTACAGGGTTAGACAAACCAGTATTTGCAGCATGTGCATTAATACCATTCATCCAACGCTCCATAGCGTCACGAACACTAAAGTCTGTGTCGTTGATTACAGTTACAGTCCAGTTAGCGAAAGTACGATCGCCCGCAATCTTCAATTGGCGTCCACGGAACGGAACAGTTACCAGTGCCATTTCTGACACAGGTAATGCCGCTGTCTTACACAGGAAGGATGCAAGTTCTACATCTCCACCAGCGTAAGCAGGGAAGTTCAATGTTGCCTTGAAGAGATTGGGTCGCGCACCGCCACCACGGAGTTTTGACTTAAAGTCATCTACACCTAATACAGCCATTTCTTATCTCCCCTTATACCGTGCCAACTACTTCGTCAAACTCAACACCAGTTCTAACTGCAACGAAATTCAACGTTACGAAGTTAATAGAACGAGCGGGTTTGATGAAGATTGAAGCGATAAATTCATTTCTATCAATGACAGCCGGTGTGTTGTTTGTTTCGTCACAAACGACACGGAAGTCAGTGATACCTCTTCGACCCTGTACTTCACGGAGTAAAGGTTCTACGATGTTTGTAAACTCTGCACGAGTAAACTCGTCATTGAATTCAAACATTACGTTCTTGGCAGCAAGAGCAATTTGACGTTCAAGAACAAGGAACAATCTACGAACGTTAATTCGATCGAATGCACTTGGACGTGATTCAAAGGTCTTGTCACCGAACAGGATAACACCAGCGCCTGGAATGTTGGCGATTGGGTTAACACCTGCTTTGTACAGAGTATCTCTCTGAGTCTTGTTAGGGTTAGATAGAATGTCTGTTACACCCAAGTAGTTACCACGTCTCTGTCCAGCAGGAGAGAACCACGGTGCAGCTACTGCGTCAGTACCAGCGAATAGACCGGCGGTACCAGCGTTAGCTGGGATTTGGATGTATTGATCGTTATACTTGTCATATACCTTGAACCAGTTGTTATCAACAACAAGGTAAGATGAACGAGTACAACCACTCGCAAACGAAGTTGTGCTAGTTACAGGAGTAGTACCTGTAATTGCAGCCTTATCGGGGGAAGTAGTTACAACACAATCTTTACGTCCTTTAGCGATTGCAACAAGATCATTTACAACGGTGTTACCGTCAGTCTTGTTAGCGTGAGCAGGAGCAATCAACATGTCCACTTGTACAGTCTCAACGTCTTCGAACAGATCAAAACCAGTAGAGTATTCACCAGTGCCGATAGCAGAACCATCTGTTCCTCGACCCAAAGTAACAAGACTCTTTGCGTTTGTCCA